GGTCGTGATCACCACCGTGCCGCTCACCACCACGTAGAAATGCTCTTTTCTGTGCACCTTGCCCACGACGACCACGTCCGCATCGCGCCAGACTTCACGGCAGTACATGCCGCCATGGAAGTAGTGCTTCGTCACCGGTTCGTACTGGGTTAGCTGTAACAACTCCTCCTGCAACCGTTCGACTGCAGCGCGCGCTGTATGGCGCGGCACCTGCAGACTGCCGCTGAATGAAAAGCCGACAAGATTCATGGCTCACCATCCGCGTTCGGTTCAAACTGGCTGCGACAGACCTCTGGATATGCCCCGCGGGCGATCATCATGGCTTCGTCGCGCTTGAGCTTCATTTCCTGCGTCACCGGCACACCGAACGGGATGGCGATGTCGATAACCAGCTGGGCCGACAGCGCGCGGAAGTACTCGGCAGGGAAGTCGGCGTCGTCGTTCAGGTCCGTGAAATCCTCCACCGGCGACAAGTAGACCACCGATAATACCTTCGTGACGTCATCCGGCACCCGGTTCAGGTACAGCACGCCATTGGTCAGCTGCGCTTCGTAGTAGGCGCGGTCCGGCGTTCCCTCGGTCGTTTTGTCGGGCAGCGCCTGGTACTCCTCCAGCAGCATCGTGGGATCAACATATTGTTCCTGGTCGTCGGTGCCTTTCAGCATCGAGGTGAGAATTTTCAGCGGGCGCCGCATCTTCGTGGTGTACGCGAACACGCGCGCTCCGGCGGCGGCAGCCGCGGTCAAAACGTTCGTCAGCGTCACCACGGCGCCGGCCGGCGCGCCGTTCACGGTGGTCCACTGGAAAAAGCCAGTGTTCAGCAGCACGCCGATGTACATGGTGTCGCTGATTCCGGCCGCGCTGGCTAGGGTGATGGTACCGGCGCCCAGCGCGGCACCGGTGGCCAGCGTGGACGTCACATACGATTCGCTGGCGTTGTCACCGGATGGGCCCAGGGCATACGCCACCTGGTCCTTTTGGAGGAACACGGTGGCGCGCCGGCGCGTCCACATGCGGAAGCCTGGCGCGTAGTCGGCATTGCCGGACCACTGCTTGGCGATCATGTTCAGCTTGCGTCGGCAGGTGGCCACTTGATCCGCCTCCAGCGATTCGCCCACACCGAGCGCGCCGATGTCTTCCATCGCGTCGGTGATGATGTCGCTTTCGTTGACCGTGAAGGTCACCACGCCGGAAGATGCCATTTATGCCGCCTTGGTCAGGAATGATTTGAATGCCGCCCAGGCCTGCTCCAGGCTGATGTCGGCCTGGCAGGCGGCCGTTCCGGTCGCTTCGTCGCGCCGGCAGTGCTCGAAGCCGTAATGCATCTGGTGGCACGGGTAGCACGAGGTGTTCCGCGGCGTCAGCGACACGTTGTTGACCCAGTGCTTGGTCAGGTTTTCGATGCTGGAGTGCGACAGCAGGGTGATCTTCGGCAGCGGCATCAGGGCGGCGGCGCTCATCACGCCGGTTTCCGGACCGAACACCAGGTCGACCTGGTCCAACATGGCCAGCGACTGGCGAATGCTGTACTTGCCCGACATGCGCACCACGCGCGGCTCGTTTTCCCAGCCCGCCTCCAGCAGCTCGCAGGTGGCGTCGCCCACCAGGATGATGCGCACGTCTGGGTATGCCGTCAGCAGGCGCGCCAGCAGGCCATCCATGTGCGGCCACACCTTGTGCACGCTCGATCCGGACAGGCAGTACATCACCACCAAGCCGCCGCCGATGCGCGCGCGCTCCTTGCGGGCCCAGGCCTGCTCTTCCTGCGACGGGTAGAAGCGCTGGCGGATCGGCAGCGGCACTTCGGCCAGGTCGTGCAGGAACTCGGCGTAATTCACGTCCAGGTACTTGCGGCGCAGGTTGACCGGCCAGCCGTGGGCCGTGCGGCCTGGCAGGGCTAGCCAGGAGCCCTCCACGCTTTCCGATAAGTTGATGAATTTTTGGTACTTCTTCGCTTCCCACTTCCAGAAGTCCGGCAGCAGGTGATTCGGCACCTGGTCGGTGTCCTGCAAGTAGACCTCGTCGATATTCGGGTCATGCCGGACCACATCCCAGCCGCGCGCCGTGGTGTACAGCGTCACGTGATAGCCCTGGGCCTTCAGGCCGGGGAATATGGACGAAGCCTGCACCAGGTCGCCGAAAGCGCCATATCGGACCACGGCTGCGCGCTTGGCAGGCTTCGGCTCCCGGCAGCTATAGAGATGCTTCTCGGCGCGCTTGCGGTACACCTGGAAGAAGCTGTATTCGGTGTTGGCGGCGCGGTCTTCGTTGCGCACTAGGTCCCAGCAGCCGATGGCCTTCATGGCCTCAACGATATCGGCCGGCGCGAAGTCGTGCTTGTGATCCGGGTTGGAGCCCGGCTGGCCGATGCGGGGGTACAGATCGCGGTGCGGCAGATAGAGCACCAGGTGGCCGCCCGGCTTGATCACGCGCCACCATTCCTTCAGGGCGGCCTTGTAGTCATCGACGTGCTCCAGCAGGTGCGAGCTGAAAACGAAGTCCATCGATGCGCTGCCGAACAGCTGCAAGTGCGTGCAATCGTCCACTGTCACGTCGGGCGCCATCTGTACGCCGAACAGCTCAGTGTCCTTGCGGTTGTCCACGCCGATGAAGTGCGGGAACGCCTTGCTCGGGCCGCATCCCAGGTCTAGGCCGTGGCCGCGAGTGTACGGGACCAGTTCCCAAACGATTTTGCCTGCTTCATTGCCCTGCGGGTCTTCTGCGCGCCAGATCATGCTTGATCGCCTTTCGGTAGATCCAAAAAGAAAGGGCGCCCCGCAGGGCGCCCAGGTTGCTGTCGACGAGATCAGGCCGTGAAGTTCGAGCCAGGAATCACCACGCATTCGAATGCCACCGCGTTAGATGCGGTGGCGTCGGTGCCGTGCGTGTACCAGAACTGGTCTCCCTGGGCCAGCGTCACTTCCGTGGTCAGGTCGTCATAGATCGCTGCCGTGGACGCCGACGTCAGCGCCGTCAGCGTGGTGGTGGCCGTGGCCGTGCCGCTCTTCGAATACAGCAGCGGCTGGCTGGCAGACGTGCCGGCGACGACCGGGCCGGAGATCACCGCTTTGATTTTCATTGCGGTGAAGGCAGCGAACTTGGTCGTGACGCCATTGGCGCCGGCGGCGGAAAGGCCCGAAAATACATACGGCGTCAGGTATGCCGCGTGGTCATAAGCCATGCTCTTGGTGGTTGCCATGTCAATTCTCCGCCGAATGCGCCTCTCACATCCGGTATGGTCGGGCAGCGGGAGAAGGCCCGGTCCGCCCTGGATTGATTACGCCGCCGAGTCCCACTTGACGATGCGTTCTTCGGACGCCGACTGATGCACCTTGCCGAAGCCGTTCAGCGAGTACCAGGCCACGCCCTTGGAGCGGCCGTAGTCGGTCGGGATCTTGGCCCGGATTTCCTCGGGGATCGCGATGCCTTCCGCCACCGTGTCTTCGCCGAAGAAGAAGATCCAGTCGGACGTCGCGTTGTCCCACGCGTCCGCAGTGTTGGTGAACGTGTTGTACGTGGTGGAGTTGGCGGCGCCGCCTTTCGGGATGTTGGTCTGCTCGACGTAGCGGGTGTTTTCATAGCGGCCCACTTCCCCGTTCATGATCATGCCCAGGCCTTCGGACGTGTACTGGTGGATGCTTTCCAGGTCGTTCTTGAAGGTGCGGTAGGTGGTGGGCCACGCCAGCGCGTAGTAGTCGTCGGCGATGTATGCGGGAATGTTGCGTTCCTTCATCGTGTCGACGATAGCCTTGGCATGGTTCTTGTTGAACGCAATGCTGTTGGTGGCGGTGGCCGTGCCGTTGGTGGTCAGGGTGACCGCCGTGGACGACGTGCCGCCCGTCGGCACCACGCGCAACAGGGTGCGGTTGAACTGCTGATGCGCAGCGCAGTCCATCACCTTGGTGGCATCGTTACGCAGCGCCTTCATGACAGGCTCGCGCACCGGGAACTGGCCCAGCGCTTCCAGCTTGCCGGAATAGGGCACGGAATTGCCGTATTCGGTGATGGTCAGCGTGCCCTGCGTGATGGTGAACTGCGTTTCCGGCATCGTATTCGTTTCCGTCAGGGTGTTGCCCTGCGTGGCCACATTTGACACGATGTCCCAGGTGAAGGTTTCACCCTTGCTTTTCCCTTGCTGGGAGGCGTCTTTCACATCGCAGAACTGGCGGAACTTCACACGCGGTTGCAGCGCTTGGCGAAGCTCATTCGACAGGTTCAGCGAGTAGAAATAGCCGCCCAGGGTATTTACTGCCCAGAGTTGTCCAGCCATTTTGTTGCTACTCCTTAATCAATGCGTTGGTGACGCGCCTTGCGCATGTCGGCGATGATTTGCGACGTGGATTTCGGCTTGTCGGGTTGCGGCGCCGGCGTCCGGACACTTGCCCCGGATACGGCTACCGTACTGCGTTTGCGGTCGGCTTTGTTTTCGGCCACGTTCGACGGCGCTTGCACACCGAGCGCTTTCAGCTGGGAGCGCGCAGCTTCACCGTGCGCACGATAGGCTTCGTACGGGTCGCCCAGGGGCTTGCCGCTCGCCGTCGCTTGCTGGATCCGCATGTCTTCCTGCTGGGCCACCCAGGTGGCCGCCATCGGGTTGCTTACAATGTCCGGAAACTCTTCCTTGAACCGCCTTGCTGCCGCTTCGGCATCACGCCGATACAGCGCGCCGTTCAGGCGTTCGTCGACCGCGGCGCCGATGGCGGCGGGATCGATGCCTTGCTGGCGCGGTTGCTGCTGACCCTGCTCGTCTTCGCCAGATGGAGCAGATTGCTGCCGCGCGCCCTGGGCGGGTGGCTCGGCATTCAAACCGACCTGCGCCGCATACTGCTGCGC